CCTTGGACCTACGGATTAACAGTCCGCCGCTCTAACCAACTGAGCTACAAAGCAATGTAAGGGTAATCGTAAGATCTCGACGGCCACTTCGGACACCCTAAAATCGATTATTGTGGAGAAGAAGGGCTTCGAACCCTCAACCTTCTGATTGCAAATCAGATGCACGTCCTCTTGTGCTTCAACCCCAAATGGCGGGAGAGGGAGTCGAACCCTCGTCTTGGGCTTATGAGACCCAGCTGGAACCACCTCCAGTCTACCCCGCAATATATTTTCCATAAAAAAAGGGACCAGAAAATTAATCCTGATCCCTTTTTGTATATTGTATGTTACTTACTTCAATACATAAAGAGACCAGGTGACGTATCATCGCCTCCGGCTACTATTGTAATATTGATATTGGTAATAATTTGTTTCACTTTACTTTTTATTGAATGACAAATGTACATTAAGTTTTATTACTAAGCAACAATTAATCAATAATATCTTTTTGCTTGTAATGCTATATCTATTTTAGCCCAGTTTACATAGTCTCTCCCTGTCGGGTTTTTGATCAATGGGCAACATATAGATGCATCATCGATATAAATGTGACAATAAGCTTTAGGACTTGTAGTCCATGTGTACTGTGTCGGATTTGTTTGGATCCCAAATAAATGAATTTCTCTGTCCTTAAACCAATTCACTGCTTGAGCTAGATAGTCTCCTGACTCAGTTATGATCTGAGGATCTTCTGATTCTGGATTGACTATATTTGATCTCATGGTAAATAAAATCAAATTATGTCCATTGGCTACTAACTTTTTAAGAGTCTTTACTGCTCCTGGAACGTCCGCTCCGACTTTAGGAAATTCATGTATCACACATGTTCCATCAAAATCTACCCCTACGTATCTATTTTCTTGCATCATTGAATAAGCTATTTATTTTTAAATCATTATATCTCTTCTGTCCATCAGTGAAGTAATCTATATCTTTTTCACAAACTACTAAAGTTAGATTCATATTATCGATTACATTAAGTTTATTGACAGCTAGAGCTAAACTCATGCTTCCTCCATGGGTGTCTAAGATCTTCTCTCCTGGCTTTGCATATTCCATTAGTAGCCATTCGTACAACTTAACTGGCTTTTGAGTAGGGTGTATTCTCTTTTCGTTGAGTTTCTTGTTCCCTTGCTGCTTTAGTGCCTTTACTCTATCTTTTCCACAGTATACTCCTTGCATCATTCCAGAGAACATGTAGTAAACGATGTCCATTCTGTTGCTAAAGCTTTGGTAGGCGATCTCACATCCATATTGGTCCGCGCCATTTGCTACTATCTTATCCCAGACTATTCTGCCGCCAACAAGATTAGGATAGTAGTTTGCACCCCAGATTATTTGATTCTTACTTACTCTAAATAATTCGTCAAAGTACTCTGGTGGACTTCTCTGATCATCCCAATCTTTATGTTTGTATTTCGCTTGTTTTACTGGTCTATATGTTCCATTTGGTTGTTGAGCCCGACCTGATTTTGTAGAAGGCTTACTAGCACCTATTCCATATTCAAGATCTGGCATGGCTAAGTCGAAAAAGTTATCTCCGAGATCACGCATGAAATCCATGTTGTCAGTATGTAGAAGAAGTATACTCATTACAGCGCAGTACCAAGAAGTTGAGCCCCGGATTCAGAAGTATCCTTAGACATAACATATTGTTTTTCTCCTTCATCATCCCAAACACGATTAGAACAATCTGAACAGTATGTTTTCCCTTCTTCAGTAATAGACCATTCTCCTGCTTCTAAGATATCATCTTTTATTGCAGATTTCTCACTTAAAGCTACACATCCACTCCAAAGCTCATAGTTCTCTTTGCAGATATCACAAGATGCACACCACATTTTTACTTCTTCTATCATAATTTTTTTATTTTCGAATAACCATCCGCTATCGGACTCCCTACCGATACCTGCTCCTTGGTGATCACCTTACTTTGGACGAGCTACGGATGATTGTTCTTCTCTTAATTAAATCCTAAATCAACTACTCTAGTACTCGGCGCTATCTCTTTCCAATTTCCTAATAATACTTCTGCAGGAGGCAAATCTAGTAAGCTTGCTAAATCTATATAGGTGTCATAACATGAAGTAACATATAAATCTTTGAAATAACCCATTATAGCCATATGGTCCTGCAGAGAGATGTTTCTTAGTCTTAGATTTAAAGAACTGTCATCAATGGTCGACATTAGAATCCAGTAGTCTCCATGGTAACTATCAGGTTGAATAACTACACTGGTTGACTTTCCTCTATACTCAAATGTATTTGGATTAGCATTGAGAAGGATCTTATGAGTATGAATGCCGACATCATCAGTATAATAGATCCAATGATTCTTGTATAAATCTGGAATAGGCTGATTATGTCTGTATTCCCAATCTTTGATGTACTTAATCATTATTAAACCGTTTTAACTCTCCACAATTTTGTGCATATTTAATAACTCCTTCCAATACATCTTTAGTCATTGATTCAATGTCATCATCAGTCATGTCTACACCCAATATTGGACCTTGAACTTTAACTGAAATACTTTGAATTTGACCTATTTTTACGAATCCACATTTGTGAGGACAGTTAAATACAGAAACTATGATGTTTTTGTCTTTACCTTCTAATGGCATTTTTACGTGTAAGTAACGTGGATCATTTGGTAATTGATAAGGATTATATTTCTCTTTCAGTGCTTCAAGCACAGCATAATAAGCCTTTTTTCTGCCTGGCATTATGTTTCCTGATAAATCTAAAGATTCCTTTAGAAGAGTTATCTCCTTATCATTCAAATCATTCATGTTGTCGCATACATCCTTAATTGCTTCTCTTATTTCCATTATTGTGTATTTGAGGCCAGAGCAGGACTCGAACCTGCAACACATCTTATATCGCTAGAAAATAAAGGTGTCTTAAAAATAAGAAGGATACTCCTAAAAAGTACTGCGTCTACCAATTCCGCCACCTGGCCTTAGATTTTAAAAATCGTCAGGGGACGATCAATATCCTTCAGAGTCCCCTGACTTTATATGGTACTATGCTTTTACAAGTATTTATGCTGACAATATAAAGAATCGCTCTACCCCTAAGCTACCCGACCTTGATTGTTTTTTAGAGGTCGGGATGGGATTCGAACCCATGACCTATTCCTTTAGTTTACTTGTAGCCTTTCCCATGTATAATCCTGATGCTAAAGCTATTACCTCAACATTAAATCTAATATCTAGCATTTAATGAATCTGAACGTAATGCTTATGCTTCAGGTAATTTACTTTTTATGCAAATATGCAAACAAACTGTCAGCAGTAATGCTTGACTTTACACTTTCTACTTCATTAGCTTCTTTCAAAGCCTGAATAACAGCAACTCTAAGCTTAGATATTCTTGACAATACCTCTGCTTTTTCTCTTTGAGAAAAAGCTCCAGTAAATATTTGACGAGAACCCTCACCTAATGTAACAGTAGTTGTTTTTTGAGCAACTTTAGGAGTATAGCTAGCTCCATCAATCTTAGAAATATTTGGATCTTCTAAGATGTAATCGACTTTTTCAGTTGTTTTATTCTCAGTACGAACTAATGGGTTTTCATAGATGCCTTTTCTTCCTTCATAAGACTCTTCTACAGTAGGATTCCACTCAACAGCATCTGATCTAACTGGTATGCTTGAATACATACTCTTAAATTCAGGTGAGTCAATCAAAGATTTTAATCTAAGTAATTCTAAAGTAGACAAATCCTTCCACTTAATGTCATCAAAAATCAAATCAGCTTTAGCTGCGCCAGAAGCATTAGTAGCTTCTTGATCAAAAAGACTATCTATATAATCCTTAGAACTTAAAGAAAAGTAATCTAATTTTTCATCAACAGTAGTAACCACTAATTGATTGCTTCTAAGTTTTGGGTCATCTACAGTTTGATCTTTTGGCTCATAAGTTTTCTTTTCACCAAAAAAAGCACCTTGATTTTTAGTGAAAAACTTAATGTAATTTTGAAGTGCTCTTTTAAATTCCTGACCAAGAGCATCGGTCTTTGCTAATAATACATTTAATTTTACATTCATTATAATTCAATTTTGAATCAAATGTAAACAAAATATTTTTTAATTAAGCAATAAATAAATATTTTTTTAAAAATAGCTGACATCGGTATTAACGATATCAGCTATATAGCGGTAAGTGAGAGGATCGAACTCTCAAGGCCTTTCAGCTCGCCATGTTTCAAATATGGTTCCGTCGCCTGCCATCGGATTGACCTACCATGTTGCAGAAGGAGAGGGATTCGAACCCTCGCTACCAATTAAAGTAGACCTCAGATTAGCAGTCTGGTACTATTACCAACTCAGTCACCCTTCTATAGTGGGAATAGATGGAGTCGAACCACCCGAGTCATTATAACAACAGATTTACAGTCTGTCCCGCTACCCCTACGGTATATACTCCCATTGTACACACGATCGGACTTGAACCGATAATCAACGCATTTTAAGTACGTCGGCGTTGCCATTTAGCCTACGTGTGCTAAAAGTACCGAAGGTGGGACTCGAACCCACAAAGGTGTCACTTTCTAAAAGTGTGCAGTATGCCTAATTCCCACTTAACCCACTTCGGCAAATAAAAAAAGCCCATTGCGATATTTCACGCAATGGGCTTTTGTAGTTCTTAACTTATTTCTACATCAATACCGGTTGCGTTCGTCGTTAGACAAATAGAGCAGACTCGATAATGATGATGTATTTTTCATTGTATTATTTGTAACCCGTGAGATAATCGAAATCTCCGCTTCACCTTGAAAAGATGACGTCCTGACCACTAGACCAACGGGCCTAGGTTCCTCAATTTCTATGTTAATATTGTTTCTCACAGTGCAAATGTACTATAAAATATTGATTCGTTCCCAATCCCACTCAATTAATTCGTCACTGTTATCTCCTTCGATGTAAATTCCTCTATGTGTAACCTTCTTGGCTTCAAGCTCAGTGTCATCAAAAATAAACTTGTCTCCTGCTATCAGATCATAGATGTTATAGATGATTCTAGTACCATCCTTCATCTGTTTTCTAGCTGATTTCGCTTTTTCATCTGCTAATTCATTGCCCGGATTGCCATTATGTGATCTTACCCACTTGACATATAGCTTTTTATCTAGTATTCTGGCTAAGTTGATCATTCGTTCCCAAAGGTGCCTAGCAAAGACTCTCTCTCCATTGCTTTTCATCCATCGATTGTGCTCCCAGGTGTACATCCACCTAGCGACTCCTAATGCTACATACTTATTGTCTGTGTAAATTACTGCCTTTCTAAATGACTTGGTATTCTCTACTAGATACTGCAAACTGGCTAATACTGCTCTGACTTCTAACTCAGCACTGTTGCCTTCTCCATTTCCAAGATTGATTTTTGGGTCATTTCCATCTTCATAGATTACTGAAGCCCATCCTCCAAGACCACCTTTGCCCAAACCTGAGCCATCGGTGTAAATTGTTGTGTCATAATTCATTCTCAAATCTACGAAAAAAATAAATTATTTTTATTAATAGTATCACTTTCTTCGTAGATGAGTTGAATTACTCCTTTTTTGATGTTTCTGATTTTGACTGAAAATTCGCTGATACTAATTCCTCGAGATGAGCAAAACTCTATCGCAGGATCTTCTACTTTGTGTCGGGGGATGCTTTGGTTGAAGTAATCAGACAATAGATCAAATTCTTCTGGATATAGTTCTTTTATAATTTTTTCTAAGGTCGTGGACATTTTAGTAGAAGTCTCCGTTCATTAATCTTCTTGGTGACCAGTGACTTAATCCCATTACTGTTAATGGCCTAATGATCCTTGATAGTCTGGCTATCAAAAAGTCTTCGTCTACATGAGTTTCTGCTTCTTTTCTATGCCATTCTTTGACTGTCACTCCTTTTGGAAATGGAGTGAGGTTTTTCATTTGATCAGTAACTAAAGGTGGCCATTCAGCGTAAGACTTGACTTTAGCGGCACCAAAATACTTGTAGATTGGCTTTAGTTCTTCTGCGTTTTCTAATTCCCAGGCTTGAACAGCTTCCATAGCTGATGTTGTCAAGTAGCTATTGTTGTTTGTACAGAATGAGTAATATTTAACTTCTAACATTTTAGTTCATTGTTGCTTTTATGAATATCATACCTATATCAACATTAAAGAACAGTTTTTTATTTGAGCACTGCTCTAAAACCTTATAATAGATTCCTTCCTGGTCTTTATACTGTTTTTCTGCTCTCTCGTTGATAACACCGTGTATTATGGCTACTTTGTCATACATATCTAAAGACTTACACACCCTACATAGCCTATGTAGTGCTTCCATTTTGTACTTAGAAACAAGACTAGCAAAGAACTCGTTTTTCAAATAAACAATCTCTACTTTCGGTAATTGACTGTATATCAATCTATCTTCTTCAGACTTAAACTTATCTTTTCTTTTATCAGACATGATCTGCTCTTAGTATTTCCATCAACAAGGTACGGTTTATTCCATATTTATACTCAGAAATATTAGATAAATCTTTAATGCATCTTCTAAGTTTTTTGTCTACAGAGTTAAAAGAAAGTTCTGGAATCCCTGGATCGATACTACTCCAATGCTTTACATCTTGGTTCTGAGAAATCAATAAAGCATTTAATCCAATTGATAATGCTAGTAGTTTTCTATTGAATGCCAATTGGACAAATTCTGTCTTGTCTTCTTCTGTCGAAACACCAGGTATAGCTACTTGGCCATCAAATATTGGTTTTTTGATTTTAATAGCATACTTTAGGAATTCAAGTATTTTATTGAAGTAGATCTGAGAGATAAACATTTGCCTATGCTTTCTCATCTCGTAATAGCATGCATGCATATCATGTGCATACTGGGTATCGACAAAGAGAGATTGGACTGTGTTGATATCACCTATGCTTAGCATTTCATAGAAAGTATAAGTATTATGATTTATTGAATGCTCGTTGTTTGGATCATTTTGGAGCTCGCCGATATCCATCAGTATGATATCTTCTACTGGCTCTAGGTAGACTTTGATTCTAAGGTTACTCATGAGATCGTCGAATCCCATTGGTTCTGTACCTGTAATTACATCAAATAGTAGTTTGTACTGTTCCATTAGTCGTCTGGTTTTTTACTTTGTGTTTACATTTGCCACACTGCTTATGGCATATCGGCCTTCCTGTTTTCTGCTTCGCACAGTAGAATGTAGGAGTATTCTTTGATGAATGTTTCATAGTTTGTTTCTTTTTCAGAACATGAATCGATTATGTTTTGAAACTCATGGAAAAAAGATAATCTCTTATATTCTCCTTTAACCATTCCGCTGATTGTCTTAGTCTTTATTTCTATAACAAATAAATCAGCAAGAGGCTTGTAAATGGCATATTGGATATTAGCAAAATCCATTTCAGTCCAATCGATTAATATCGAATTACTTATTTCAATTGGTTGATAATATTCTAAAACTTCTTTGTAGTCTTTCTTGTAGTTCTTTTCTCCATTTTCGAATAGATCAGTTAAGTACAATCCATCAGGTGCTACATAGTCTACTTTTACTAAGTCAGAACTATCTTTCTTTTTTATGAAGTTACCTCTTCTTAAATTATGTCTCCAGTCCATGTTTTATTTATTAAAATATTTTTTATATACGTATCTTATTACAAAGATTATATTTATCTTTGTTTCATGTCGCATTATGTGGACTATATAAAGGTTTGCCCTTTAGATAGAGACACTGGGAGGACAAGCAAGTAGAGAAGCAGTAGCTTTAGTATTTACCTCAATAGTACTACTCTCTTCCTCGACTAAAGAAGAGCACCCGCTCTTCTTTTTTTTATTCACTCTTTTAGAATCTAATGGTATGTTGTAAATAGACCATGCCTTTTGATACATACTAAAGTAGATATTGAAACCATTCTTGGTTTTATACTTACGATATTTGTATTCAAGACAAGGATTGGCCTTCATTACTTCATTTAGGTTACCACCAAATATTTCATTTACTTCTTTCGAATCACATTTGAACAAAAGTATCTTCTTAATCACTAAAGAAGGATGTAAGTAATTCCACGAAGTTGATTTGCTTAGTTTGACATATTGCGATATCTTAGAGAGAGAGGCCCCAATGTCACAAGTCTTATAGACATGTTCTGTAACATCTAGTTTTTCAATACCGAACCTATTAAAGGTACTGGCATCATTCCTAACATATTTTTTATTCGCAAAAGCCCACCTATAGCGTCTCTGTACTATCGTGGCAGCCTGCTGTAGAATTTGAGTCATAAAAGCTTTGTAGCTCTTTATGTGCTTCTTATAAAGCCTCACTCTAGTCCTTCCAACGTGCTTGAAAATTTTATTTTTACCAAAGACTATAACATTGTCTTTAGAAATTTTAACTAATTGTAATTTCTCTAATTTGTCGATAGCTCTATAGCATTGTGATCTACTAAGATTTGTAGTCTTGCTAAACTCTCGAACTAATACACTTCTTTTTTCCCAACCTTTACCTGCTGTTAGGTAACTCAATACATTATAATACCAAAACTCCTTCGATAGATCTCTACCGAAAAAGTGAACTGCAGTGCTCATATCTACTAGAGCTACATGCTGAATATTATTGTGTTGGTTATCTTGCTGCAAAGTGATTTATCATAAGTTTTGATTCTTTTAATCTGATTGGGAGCGGAAGGTACATCTTTTTATCTCTTTTCGGTTTCTTCAGCTTCATATTTTTGCTCGGAACATGGGAAATATACATCCCGATTGTTTTTATACCATCGTCCAATAGGAAATTTGCATAGCAACTCATCTTCATTGAATAGTAGTTTGCCTTAGAGTCCGCAATGTAAGAAAAAGGTGCCGGCCATACCTGGCTCTTGTCGAAAGTACTGAAGCTTAGCTTAGCATCTGTCTTATAATCTCCAATAGTAGCTAAGAATTGGCTACCGGTCCAATACAACCATAAAATATCTGCCTGCCCTGCCAACCTATTAGCATGATCAACACACAAAGCTTCCAGAACTACTACATTTTCCCTGTAATTCTTCTTTATGAAGTCAATCACATACTTGTTGTCATACCCAGGTCCTGTAGGCCTGACTATCACTCTGTACCTACAATTGTCAAATGGATTAAAGACAAATTCATCCTTAGCAATGAAATCCTCACAAACAAAATGTATAGCGGTACCATCAGATGATGTAGATTCACCTCTTTGAGCCCATTCAACAACATAAGCAGCTCCTTTCTCTTCTATTTCCTTAATCTCTTCAGCTGTATGCCTTTGCTCAGCTAACCTAATCATTATCTCTAGTATATCATCATTAGCCCAATGCCCAGATATCTTCTTAGCTTCTTGCCAAAGATCTTCATTGAAATTACGATAAGCTTTCATTATAGCAGTATCAGGATTGAACTTCTTTTTGTACTTGTTAGTAATTCTACTCACAGAAGTTAATAAACCAATATCATCTTGATAGATGTGTCCTTCGTCAGTAAATAATATTGGTCCTTTTGTCATTGTGTTTGTTGTTATGCAAATTTATCATATATTTGCAATAATAATAAAATTTTTTTTAATGGAAAACGGCGAAGTTAAAAATATACCTATATCAACAAACTCTTTAGAAGAGTTTGTAAAGTGGGGTGTCGGTATCTATTCTTTGGTTCTAATTAATACAGAAAGATCATTTGTTAAATTAGAGAGAGAGATATTCGAGCACATGATCATCAATCAGCTTGAACACGGCATACCTAAAGATAAAACTGAAATGGAAATTTTAGCGAATCGATTAGTTGTTAGTAAAGTCACGAAATCTAGTGCCAGTTTCTTTACAACTCTTACCACTATGTATAAAAAGGGATTCATTCATAAATGTAAATCTGAAGGATATGCTAAAGTAGATCCAGAATTTCTGAAGGGATTACGGTCTGCTGATATTTTCTTTAACATTAAACTTGAAGGGAATGCCAAAAACATACTACAAGGAAACACTGTGGATCAAGGTGTTTAATGAGGCCTATGAGATTCTTAAAGAAGATCCAAGGTTTAATCAAAAATGTAATGCAGTTGATGTTAGAAAGTTTTATTCTTATTACTTTCGGTATTGTAGAACATGCATGAATACATTTCTGTTTCCAATAATTCACATTCCCGGATTAATGAAGATAGAACCAAGCGTGGCAAAGCTCAAAAAATTGCTGCGAAAAATATTCAAAGGTCAAAAAAGAATAGGGAATAAAACAGAAGAAGAGTACAACAAGCATTTTTACCGAATATATGAAGCATATGTAAGAGGTAAATTTGGAACATATAACGAAAAATATTTATCTAAAAGATTTAAGTCAAATGAAAGAATCCGTTTTAAAGAAACTCAGTTTATTGGAAGAGGCAAGATTGCAAGCACTTCGAAGTTTTTTCGAAGAATATCCAAAACTTTCAGAGAGAGAGGAATCGATCTTGAATACGCAGACTCTAAAATCAAACACAGCCGTCATAGAGATTTGCTATTACAAAGACCCAAGCATGGAGAAGATAATGAATCTTCAGGATTCTTTGCGAAACAAGTTAGACGATCTGTACAAGATAATCCCTTACGGCTACGTCCATCACGCAGGACCTGATTTTGGTTATACAGTCAAGAACAATATTAGCTTAATTGGTGAAGGACCATATTCAACTGTTCTTCCTGAAGAACAGTTTATTTCAGTAAAATCAGGAACTTATGTTCAGTTCCAAGACTACTACATGAAGAGCATAAAGAACCCTGGATTCGCTCACTTCATGAATAATTCTCACTCAGAGTCAAACATGACTAAAGTATCAGGTCAGCCAAACTTCTGGCACCATAAATACTTTGAATTCTTTGGAGACATGATTAAATTTATTGACCCAATTAAAAAGCCAGTAGCACACGATTTCTTTAAAATCGAAGTTACAACTGATTTAGTCTCATCTTTCATCGAAGATCTAGATGGATTTAAATTAGCGATAGGATGCAAATAGCATTGATCATAGTGGTAGTACTTTATTCTATAGGAGCAGGATTAGCTGTTTCTAAGAACTCTCAAATGAAAAGGAATGACTACAAAGGTATTCCTTGGATACAGTGCTTTAGTCCTATCAAAATGCTTAGCTTTTGCGTAGGCATGATGGCCGCCAAGTTCAAAGATGAATCGATCGATAACTTTTTTGCAAAAAAGAAAGTCTCTTTAATAACTGGTCGATTATTTTTGAATCCATTTAATCTATTTGTTCCTGACTTTATAATTGAACAATTCTGGAACAGATGGAACACTTTCCCTTGTAGATTTGAATGTGCTAAAACAACTGACTCTAAGTGTATTGAAAATACTAAATGCGCCTGCAGTGGTAGAGGATTATTATTTAGTCCATTTGAATCATGCCCAACCCAAAAATATGTTAAATTCTTTTGGAGAAAATCTAAATGGATAGAATATAAAAAATTAAATAATTTACAAAACTTATAAATTTTAAATTTAAAATGAGCAATTTTAATCGAGAAGTATTTAACAAGATTAGAGAAACAATTCCTCAGTATTTAGAGGTTGAAACAGAAGCAGGAGTTGACAAAGAAACAACTATTCGAATTCCATTTGATGTTGGTCAGCAAATCCAAACTGCCGTATTTCTTTGTGGATGCACAGATGTAAGGTTTGAAGCTGCATTTGAGAACCCAGACAAGCCAAGGGAATGTACTGGATATTTACTCAAGTTTGTTTATAAGCCAAAGAAAGTTCAAGATTGGGGGCAAGCTAAAAATACTCATCTAGGACAAGTTGTAGAAGCCTACATTCTTGGTGATGATGGACAACCTGCTAATCGAAACATAGGAAAAGGTGTGACTGTTTCAATCGTAAACACAGTAAAAGCTCGTTATAACTTTAAGCTGTTAGCGATTACGTCAAACCCAGCACTATTGAATGAGACTTAGAACATTATCAGGAAAAGAAGTATTACACTGTTTTAGAGATTGCAAGGTGATGGATATCCAGAAGCCACCTTGCAATCTTTGTGTTTCAAAGATGGAGAAGTCACTTAGTAAAAGGAATATCTCTATAACCGAGACAAAACACGTCTTAGAACCACAAGAAGAGAGGATGAATATGACATTTGATCAACTCTGGTGGGCCAATGGTCCAACACCTTGCAGAATACCAGGTTATAAGCCCGTATTAAAAAGGCAAGAATAAAGTCCTTTTTTTAATTAATATAGAAAAATATTTAAAAAAATAATAAAAGAACTCAGTGAAGATAAATAAGTCATATAAATACAGAATTTATCCAAATGTAAAGCAAAAGATACTTATTGCTAAGACATTTGGCTGTGTGCGTATGTACTGGAATTTATCTGTTGCTGAGTTTAATAAGCATTCTATTGAGTATAATCCTAAATATTTAACAGCTAAGCAGTTTAGGGATGAATATGAATTTCCTAAAGAAGTAAGTCATGGAGCTATACAACAAAAAAAGAGAGATTTTGAAAAGGCAAAGGCTCAATATTTTAATAAAAAAAGAAAGAAGAGTTTAGGTAGAATGAAATTTAAGTCTAGGCATAAAAGTAAAGACTCTTTCAGGATGACTAATAATAAGTTTAAGTTTAAAAAAGGTAAATTAAAAATAGAAAAACTAGGATTGATTAAATTTGACAATCATAGACCACTGCCGGAAGATTGTAAATTAATGTCTGTCACTGTATCGAAAGATAGATGTGGGGATTATTTTGCTTCAATAAACTTTGAATTAGAGATACAAGCTAAGAAGAAAGTAATTAATGATAATGTAGGAATAGATTTAGGACTGAGTAGTATAGCTACACTTTCGAATGGGATGCAGTTTGGGAATCCAAAAAGATTTAGAGAAAGCCAATCTAAATTAAAGAGAGCACAACAGCATTTAAGTAGGAAGAAAAAAGGTAGCGGTAGGTACTTGAAGCAGAAGCTAAAAGTAGCTAAGATTCATCGTAAGATATCAAGGCAGAGGGAGTGGCATTTGCATAACATTAGTCGATACATTGTTGACAACTTCAATGAAATCGGGATGGAAGATTTGAATGTTCAGGGAATGATGAAGAACAGGAAACTGGCTAAGTCATTAGCAGACTCTTCTATGTCGATGTTGAAAACGATGATTCAGTATAAGCAAAAAGAGTATGGCAAAGAAGTTGTTCAGATTGGTAGATTTGAGGCTTCAACGAAAGAGTGCCATGTTTGCAAGCACACGCAGGATATGAAGTTAAGCGACCGAATTTTTGAGTGTGGGAATTGTGGATTAACTATGGATAGAGATGTCCAAGCTGCAAGAGTAATTAGAAACAAGTCCGTAGGAGTTAATGCGGACTATAATCGAACGAGGAGCAATAGTAAGACTTTACATCCACTTGTGGTTGTAAAGCGAATTGCATAGATCCGTTTAGAGTAAATTAGAAAAATATTTTTCTGAAAAATTTATAACTATGATTTACGTTGGAATAGATCCAGATGTTGATAAGAATGGAGTAGCTTTTTGGAACAGCAAAACAAAAGAGCTAGAATTATCTTGTGAATCATTTTTCTCATTGTTTGACTTGCTTCAATCTCGTCAAGTCGACAAAGTTATAATTGAAGCAGGGTGGCTAAATAAGTCTAATTTTCACTTAATTCCAGGAATGACTAAATCCTCTGCAGCAGAAACGGGTAGAAGAGTTGGTCGGAATCATGAAGCAGGAATGAAGATTGTTGAGATGTGTGAGTATTTAAAGTTACCAAATCAAATCAAAAAACCTGAAAAGTCTAAAGTCAATCATAAAAAATTTGTATGGATGACAAAATACACTGGAGGACGTACTAATCAAGAAAAAAGAGATGCAGCAATGTTAGTTTATGGATTATGAATGAAGACTTTAAATCAGAAGAAATACTCCCAAGGTCTATAGTAGGCAATGTCCATACTGACGACTTTTTTGAAAAGAATCCAGAATTCTTATTGTTAGACTTTTGCATTATTCAAATCGATATGAAAGGTCGAGAGGAAGCCAGTAAGATGATGTGGACTCTCTTTTTGATATACGACCCTAGAACTTGGAACTACGAAAGAAAGACTCAGGCCGAAAGGATTAAGATTGTTACAGCTAACTATAATCCAGATTTTAAGTTAGAAGATGCAGAGATCTACAAAGAATTTTATAGAGATTATGTTCTAGTAGATGATGATGTTAAGTTGTATTCTATTTTGTATGAAGAATTCTATAACAATGTTGCAGTTAGAGGGAAAAATGGGAATTTGGATATTAAGAATAAAGCTGCTGATAAAAAAGCGTTAGATGAGTTAAAGAATATTGTAACTCACAAATTTAATAAGACTAGAAGAGTCGCGACACAAGGAGTCAAGCAAAGAGGTGGAGCTAAATCATTAAGAAGTAAGATTTAATGAGTATAACCAAAATAGAAAAGGTTAAACTCTATGATATTGAAATTTGCAACTTAGACGATTTCATAAATCATACGCATCCAGAAATAAATGGATATTATGATGAAGAGAAATATATAGACTACTGGAAACCTGAATTACGAAAGGTTTTAGAGGGAGTTTGGGGTCACGATTATAATGAGGAAAAAGATAGAGGGGGATATCGATTTATGACCGGTAGCCTCTATTTTTTTGCAAACTACTTTGGAATGGAGAGAGATCATCCAAACCCAAGTAGACCAAGATATACTGGACTTCCAAAACTAACAACAAAAGATTGGTACATTGATTACGCTTTAGCCGAAATGGATGGCTTTAGTGGTTTCGAAGGTGATAAGAATATCACTTGCCATAAAATGATTGAGAAATTAGAGTTAGGTATACCGTTGACTCATTTCGAGATCGGATACATGAAACAAATAGAGCATAACCTCAAAAAAGAGGATGGCACCTATAAGAAGTACATGAATCCCCAAGAGTACCTATGGCAGCACTTTGATAAGCCCATGGGAAAGGCTTTATATGAGTCAGAGAAGATGAACATACTTCTATTGACATCAAGAAGGATGGGTAAGTCGTATCACGTAATATCTCGAGCACTGAGAGGATTTGTTCTTCAAGGAGCAAGATCACTTGATGACTATAGAGAGGCTAATACAAAATTCACTTGTGTTTTCGGTGCATTCTCAGATACTCACACAAAAGAGAATTACAGTAAATTCTTCGCAGCACATGATTTCTTAGATACAATAGGATCATACCAAGTTGATGAGTTTGATGACAAACCAGGAGATCTCGACGGAAGTGGCTTCTTTTGGGCTCCATACAGCGGAGAACAAAAGCAAGGTGGACTAATTACCGATTCTCTTAAAGAAATAGGAGGTAAGAAGACACTAGAAGGAAGGAGTAAGATGTCTAGGGTTTCTTACAACAAGAAAAGTACTGCAGCAGTAGGATTTGCTGCCAATCTATACATTGGTGAAGAGGTCGGTACCTGGGCAAGGTTCACTCCGATTCATAATGCAAATGAGAATGCAACAAAGGTAGATTTCAAGTTTGGTAGTAGTATCTATATCGGTACGGGTGGTGAGATAAAATACTCTCAGAATGTTAGGAAAGCTTTCCATAACCCAGAATCTTTTGGAGGTGTTATCTTTAAGAATGTTTGGAAGACAGGTGGAAAGGGAACCAGTTGTTTTATTCCTACATACTATCACAAGCTAAGTTATTATGATGAGCTTGGTAATCATAAATTAGATGCAGCATTTGAAGATGCGATGTCTGAGAGAGAGAAGAAAGAGAAAATAGGAGGAAGTGAATTCACTGATCACATTGCTGATCACCCAATGATTTATGATGATATCTTCATGCAGTCAAGCAGAGGATATCTTCCAATTGCTCGTTCTTCTGCAAAGCTATCAACAATCGAAGCTGTTAATTTCTCAGAAAGAGGAATTCAAAAAGGTAGATTTATTTGGCCAGATACAAATAAAAAGATTGTCCATTTTGAAAGAGATAATAAGCTTATTCCTTTTCTAAACAGAAAAGACATAGAAAATGCTAAAGATTCGGGAGATAAGTTTGGAGCTCACCTACTTTATTCGCCGCCAGAACCAGGAGACTTATGTGCGACAATATATGATCCAACAGACCATGATCAAGGAACATCGATGAATTGTGTTTTTACATTCAGATTTAATGCTACCTATTCTGATCTTAAAATGGGAATGCTTGCTGAATGGATTGGCAGGACCGGAAGTACTAAGAAAGATGATTTCGAGGCAATCAAGCAGACCTTATATTTCGAATCATTACTTTGTGGAGAGCTTAACAATCCTCACTTAGACAGCACATTAGAAGAAAAGGGTTTGTTTGACATAGCGCATCCAAGTCCTGAAGATGCTGTTAGAACTTTCCACCATGGATTTAAAAATAAGTACTGGCATGGCCTCCATAAGTTAGCGCATTTCAACATTAAAATGGAGAAATTAACAGGGGAATGGTTGAAAACAAAAATCGGTGAACGAAAAACTCATAGCGGAAAATATGTAGATATACAAATAATAGACGTTATAGAGAGTGAAATGTTTCATAATGATATCGTGTATTATAATGATAACGATAACTTTGATATGGCAATGTGCATATTTATACTTGCAACAGTAGCAAAACAATATGAAATAGAAAGTCTGAGAAATGACGATCCGATATCTAAAAATGAAGCTTGGGACCAAGTTGTAGATGCATATAATTCAGGTGAAGTTTACGATAACTTAAATGATCTTCTTTGGGTTTAGCCAAATAGCATAATGAGTAAAGATTTTATAGACAGAAAAAAAGCGCAGGAAAAAGATGATGGCATGGAGCCAAATCTATGGAAAGCGGTTTATACAGAGAATGAGAAGAAAAGAGGAAACTATGCTATTCCAAGAGCAATAGTAGATATGCTTCGTAATCTTCAAGTTGATAGCCAGACTTACGAGAGAGAAATGGAGAACTTGGAGCTGTCTTATGGTCAATGGACCAGATTAAAGAAAGCTCAGACAGGAACAACAATCAAGACTCAAGATAAAGGGAATGTGCAATATGGTACCAAAAGAGTCAATCATTATGGTGGTATAGAGACAATTGTTAGCGGTAAAGCAAGTGATATTCTAAGTCAAGGGTTGAGATGGGATGTAAGAGATTGGAGTAGAGATGCGATCGTATTTCATCAGGAACAGCAAATTGTCAATGTAAAAAGATTCCTAAGTGCTGTTCATGTAAAACCAAAACTTGATAAAGTAAGAGCTCAAGTAAATTCTGAACTAGGACTAAAGACTGGATTGGATAACGTTGACGAGGAAGTATTCAGAGAAAGAGAAAGAATGGTCAATCAAAGGATTGATGAGTTAATAGATCCTAGCATCAAAAAGGCATTAAACTCAAATAAGACTCCGACTCAGCGTCTTATGAAGAAGTTACTGGAAATATCATTAGATAGATTTGATTTCGAATATGAACTTCAGAAAAAAGCAATAGCTAGTATTGCAAACTACAAAATGTTCTTTAGAAGAAGATTCCTTCATAATAAAGTAGAATTTGAAGCTTTAGATGAAATAAATTCAGTCTATAGATTGAGTAATCGGAGCGAATTTATGGAGGACGGTTTGATGTTTAAAAACAGAAGATATCTTAGTCCAATAGAATTGATAGCAGAAAATGTAGGTTTACTTACAGCAGCGAACATAAAATCATGGGATGAATGTCTGGTCAAGATCCCTGACGGCATTCATCAAACCATGGTAGGAGGAATAGATAGTAGTCATTTTGGGAATACTCCAGTAGAAATGATCAATCCGGATGTTACTTTTGATATTCCTAATAAAGAAGTTCAAGTCCATGGAGGTTACAAAAATCAAGTAGGTGGAGTAACTTATGTTCCTAATTTAATGGAAAAACTGACAAATGCTTTTTATAATAATAAGAAAGCATATTGTATTGACTATTGTACGTGGAGATGGAGCACACCGGCATACCTGGTAGGTAGAGAGACTGAGAACGGTGAAATTCAAGAAGTGATACGAGGGGGACATTACAGAAAGAGTCCGGCTAATGGAGATATTTACACTAAAAAGATAGTATTACCAATGACTTGGGAGTGTGATGCTGATAGTGCAGGTAATTACTTAGGTCTTGGTCCAGTAGAAAATCAGTACTTAGACCCATTTGATTATCAAAACCCAGTACTAGGAGTATTCGGAGCCGTTTTTAATTCCGATAATGGTAGAATTAAAAACATCAGTGAAGTAGAATTAGCCAAGGTCCATCAGCTGAGAAAAAATACAATCACAGAAAAAGTGCATGATAATATCGTAAAAGATAGAGGCCAGGTGTTATTTATTGATGATCGTATTATTGAGAGCAAGTACAATGGAGGATTAGAGAATTTCTTGAACATGTTAATGAATCAAGAGATTATATTATACAGTAAAGATGCTACCAATCGTAAAGGATATGATTATTCTGACGTAAGAGTTTTAGATCTTAGCAAGAGAGCAGATATCAATAGTGGATTGGCAGCGATCGCATTTTTTGATGATAACATAAGAAGGCAGCTAAGAACAACTGGTGCTCGAGAAGGTGAATTGAATTCATATACTGGGCAGGCAAGACTTCAAGTTGGCCTCGATAATGTAAATCGACAGAACTACAAACTGTTTTGGTTCTGGAATAAAGTGAAAGAAAGAATGCTTAATGCTTTGATGCATGGAGCACTTCATAAATACAATGATCACGATGAAATATTAAAGGCATATTTAGATGATGAGTTATATGCTCACATGAAAAACAACATGCCTTCAATTAAAGGAAGTGTTATAAAAGCTAAGATTATTGATACCTTAGCTGAACTGCAAGATCTCAAAGAACTTAAAAATTATTTAAAGAATTATGCAGCTACCGATGGAGATATTGCGTTCATATCTAAAGCCAATAAAGCTAAAACGACTACAGAGGTAGTAGAAATGGCTGAAGAACTTACTGAAAGAACAAGAGCAGACAGACAGAAAAATGCTCAAATAGAAGCAGAAGGTCGGAAGGCAGAAGCAGATAGAGTTGCAGAAGTTCAGAAGCGAGCTCAGGATATGGAGTATGGTTATAGGTATGATCAACTTGAAAATTCTAGGAAGAATACATTGATCAATTCAATGATAATGGCAAACGCTAGAGATAGTGATAGAGATGGTGTTCCTGATGATATCACTAAGAATAGAGAAACTTGGGCATTTAAAAACAAATTATTAGATAAAGAAATAGCAGGTAAAAGGCTAATGCAAGCAGAAAAATTAAATCACGACAAAAAATAAATAACGATGTTCGGACAAAATGGAATTAAGCCAGTAGGCGAAATAACTAGAGTTGAAAATATAGATGAGATAGGCAGAGTACCTATTGTTGATGAATCTAAAGTCGGTCAAGTAGATATCGGCAATCAAGGAAACTTTAAGGTAGAAGAAACAGGTAAGCCTGCGGAAGACCCAGATAAACCAGTTGAAAAGTCACAAGAAGAATTAGCTGCCCAAGCAGCTGAATCGTCAGCAGATAAAGCAAAAGAGACTAAAGCAGAAGATGATCCGGATAAATTTGAAGTAGAAACCGATCAAAATACTAAGAATGTAGAATTAGAAGAAGCTTTTACTATAAGTCAATCTAGCTACATCAATGAAGAAATGGGATATGAGATTGGTACCGAGTTCGAGAGTACGGAAGATATGCTTCGTAGTTTTGAGCAAGAAGTAATAGCTAAAAACTCAAAGGAAGGTGGGCCTCTCTATGATGTGATGTATAATAGAGTCAAAGAAGATTTGGGGGTTACAGATAGATTTGTGGAAGAAAGGCGACAATCTTTTATGGGAGTTGACCCACGAGAAATAGATAGTATAAGGCAGATTAAAAGATTAGTCAAAAATGCAGATATTAGCGATGAAGCTAATAGAAAGGAGATATTTAGAATTGGACATGAGATAGCAGGATTAAGTCCAGAGAAAGCTGAATCTTATGCATCTAGAGATCTTGTTTCAGCTGACGCTGATAAATTACTAGAAACATCAATAGATGTAATCAATGGTTATGTTGACACTGAAGAGAAAAACTTCATGAATACATATAATGCATCTAAGGAAAAGTATGAAACACACCAAGCATCTGAAAGGCAAAAGACAGATAAATTGCTTAGAAGTGGAAATATTGGTGATAAAAAATATACAAGAGAGGATATTCAGAGTTATATAGATGCGAAGATGAAAAAGACAGAAGAATATGATGATCCTGTCTTTGGAACAAGAAAAGTTAGTCTATTAGATAAACTTTCTCTTGAAACTTCGTTAGAGAAGAGACTGGCTCAAGAAATAGATATGGTTCTTGCAGTCAAAAACCCTAAAAAGGGAGAAAAAAAGAAAGAGAAAGCCAAACGAGGCTCAATCATAGAAGGAGTGAGTAAACTTACTGGAACTAAAGTAAACCTTAAAAACATGGGTGGACCTCCTCAATCTACAAGTACATCAGCAGAAGCTAATCCGAGTGGAGCTGATTTTATAAGTACACCGAAAACAATAAAAGCATAGATATCTTTAGATATGAATTTGAATCCAAGTATTGCCCAGAAGGGACTAGCAAATTATTATTTAGGAAAGGTTAAGAATCCATCAGCATCAAACTTGTCGTATGGAGCCTACCTAGATTCTCAGGCCTTTTACGAGATTTACCCAAATGCAATGAACTACGAGAAGTTGCAAGAGGTAAGTAACGAAATTGACGCTGATGACCGAATGTTTATTGGAGAAGATCGAGCTTCTATGCTTGAAATTTGGAACACAAGGTTTAGAAGAGAGACAACGACTAAGCAGTCAATTAAAGTTTATCAGCCTCTTAAAAGTACTGAGACTAACTTTAGAATCGTCAAGGTTCATTGTAAAAAAGATGTTAAAAAAGTTGGTTTGGGTCAATCAAAGTGGGAGATGACCATTAACACAAGAGCTGCAAACCATAAAAACTGGTTCACTCTTAAAGATCATCCACACATCCGATTTGCTCCGACCCTTCAGCAGGGAACTCCAGATGGAGCAGGAAACATGAGATTTGAATTCATGATTCCACAAGGACAACTCAAAGATTTCATTTATATTGAAAAACTTCAAGATGCTGAATTTGAATACAGTATTGCTCCTTTAGAGGAAGCTGCAGTTCAAAGAGGTCTCTTAATGCCAAATAATCCGTATGCGAAAGCTTCGGTAATGTACCAATACCCAGGTACTAGGGCAGGTTGGGAGCACCAAATAACAGATATCTTCTGGCTTAATGCTGAGTACTACCAGATGGTAGAAAGTGATTGTGATGAAGGAGAAACACCTAATAGGGTTACTCTTTCTCAAATTGAAATGGAATTCCATAATAAGTGTGAGAATGTGATGGACCGATACCTTACGGTAGGTGCAGGTTATTCTCCATTGAATGGATTGCCAGTAGATCCTTATAACAGAAGAAACTATCAGATTGGACCATCATGGTTTGACTTCATGTTAGCGATGGGTGCTAAAACTTATTCATTCGATAACTTCAATATTCTCGGAGAGATTGATAGATTTAAGAGAAACATCGGGAAAAACAAGAATGCATCAGCAAGAGATATGGTTTACCATATTATCACTGGTACAGTCGGTTACAATCATGTAGTTAAGCCTGAGCTTCAGAGACTTGATGTCTTTAATAACCAAGATCCTAAGTATGCATACAAAGACGTAGCAAGTATGTCTGGAAAGCAGCAAGGGGTTATGTTGGCTCCAAAACAAATCATGGGTGGATATATCGATCCATATGGTTGTTATGAAGTTCATATCGCAGACATCTTAGATAAAGGTGTTCTTTGTGGAAGACACAAGTTCAAAGGTTATCCTCAGAGTTCTGCTTGGATTATCATCATGGCAGCGAAAAGAGATGCAGATGACAGAGATAAGATGAGTAACTTTATCTTATATGAGCTTTCTGCAGCAGAAAGAAAAGATTACGTATGTGGTCAATTGACACCAATTGGATTTACTGATAAGATCTCGAACAAAGGAAGGTTCACTCAGGATGGAACATTAGGAGATAGCTATAAAGTAATTAGTGATTTCTGGAAGTTCATGTACGTATCGAATATGAAAGAAAACTGTGTTTACTTCCCAGATGTTAAGATGGAGAAGAAGCGTAGGTTTGCCGCATAAACTTAAAAACGACGACAATGCAAAGAAGTGGAAAAGTTAGAGCAGTTTATTTGCCGACTAACGAAATGTTTGAAAATGCCAAAGTAGTTACCCCTAACGAGGAAGGTGCGCTAGAGCCAGTTGAGGATTTTCAGGGGAGTTACGTTCCTGAAGGTTTTGAATTAATTAGACCCGAAAAGTATAAGGGTAAGATTGATATCGATATTAAACAAGAAGATCTCGATGAGTTTGTGCAGTCGATAGCACTGCAATCAAAGGACGGGCTTGTTTTTACTAAGATTACTAAGAATGTTGATAATGAAACTAAAGATTTTTGGTCACATGAAGAACTTTCGATAGAAGTCCCAACTAAAGGCAAAGTGTTTGATCTTTCAGACCCAATAGATTATTTCTGGTATGAAGTGATGAGTTCATATAATGCCTGTTGGGATCAAACTGCTCATGAAAGACCGGAAAACTTAGTTGGTATCAGATGGACTATAGTGAAGGAAGGTGATAGATCTCAAGATAAAGAAGTGAAAACAGAAATTTCATTCTTGAGGTTAATTGACAGAAGTACGGCACCTAGGATTAAATTAATTATGGACCAAATGTCTATAGGATTTGATCCAGGTACTAAGAAAGATGATCTTGTAGTAGCTCTTTTAGACGATTACGCTATTGATAACACTAGAAGATCTTCACTGGGAGATTCATATAGAGACTGTATTATTAGGATAACTGAGGGTAATGATATGCAAGTTGAGATTAGCGGATTAGTTGAAGAGAGTAAGCATATTGGAATCTTGAAAAAGCAGAATAAACAAATACTCTTTAAAGGAAGATTCTTAGGAGATACCTTTATGGATGTAGTAGCATACTTGAACACAGAAGAAGGAGAAGAAGATTTAGAGAAGATTAAAGAAGCTGTAGCAGAGTATAAGAATAAGGAAGATTAATGAAAGCACAAGAGGTTTATTATCATGTAAACAATGGATTAAAACATCTTAGTGAAGAAGACGCAGGGAAAATAACGTTTGTAGCAAAAGTAGCCGCAATCAACCGTGCAAAAAATAAATTTGAAGACTGGATATCTACAAAGACTAACCGAAATTCAACCGTAGATGGTTGGTTGAGGCCTTTAAAAAGGACACCTGAAAGCAAGGAGTCTGATATCTGGAAACTACTAGATAATCACTCAGATTATAATCTGTACCATTGCGATGACTGTGTTAAAAAGATAGAGTCAGTAATGGCGATTGCACAGAAAGGTAAATGTGAGAATCGATTACACGTTGAGGTAGGTCATACTAGAAGTATCCCTTCTGGATTGATTACAAAGTTTAATAAGCCTGATTTTCAGTTGAATTGGACTTACCGAGATGTAGTTGCTGAAGGGCTTAGAGTTTTTCATGGAGGTGACTTCGGTATAAAAGAAATCGAAGTTCACTGGATAGAAAAACATCCAGACCTTCACTTTGCAAGTGAGGCTAGTGGTAACAACAATAATTACGAGTATTTCGGTGAGATAATTGGACATAACCAGGATTGGTTGTATGAAGACGGATCAGCGAATGTACTTATAGATATGGCGTTAACATGCTTGCTGTCATCGACAGAAGATATGAACGTTGTTTTAAATAGAGCATTAGCAAAAGAAAAAATAGTGAATAATGGCTAAAGATGTATTTTCAAGATTAAATGTGATTGCCCTTTGTGGTGACCAGAAAATAGTACCTAGAAATCAGGTTGCTTACGATGATGTTACAGATAGACTCAACGTAAAAGGTGGTCAAATCATGTTTTATGATAAGTCGACAAACTTGACTATTGATAAAACTGATGTTGCTACAGCAACTGAGATAACAGCAATAGTAGGTATCGGAAAAACTGGATCTACGCCTCACTGTTGGTTCGAGCTTACAGCTGGCGACATTGATTTGTGTCGTGATCAATTTGATATCAAATTCCAAGGTCCAAACTGCTCAACTGATAGTGAATTAGCTATTGAAGTAGGTTGTATTCAATGTGATAGCAGTTATCCTCTCGAGATTACTGTTTCAGATCCTAGAAGTAGAGAATTCTACGGTCATGAATTCAACACATTCTATCTAAGAGGAACAACTAGGTGTAAGCCTGGATGTGATCCAACGTGTAGTTGTTCTAAGAAATTTACTTGCTATGACTTAGCTTGTAAATACTATGAGGACGTTAAGAGTTGGTCAACTAATATTACAGTATGTAATGTTGAGTTCGATAACCAAAATCTAAGACACGTACCATTCGTATTAATTCCTCTTCAAGCAGGAGACTTAATATATAGAGCATGTCTTCCACAGTTAGATGACGAATGTTGTGCTAAGTGTGCAGGAATCGCTCCACTTGGAGAATTGACAATTACTCCTAAAGGAGAAGGTCAAGATCCGTTGGTAATCAACTTCGATGGATTTGGTGATGGAAAAATCATCATGAAAGATGAATTAGATGCTCTTCAGGAGTATTTAGATAAGAAATTAGAGTGCATTAAAGGTGGAGCAGTAATCACTGGTGGACATGGATGTTGTCCAGTAGAGATTAAGTTCGCAGGATGTATTGATTCAGTTGAATGGGCGGGAATTGAGCTTTGCGAAGAAGATCCGTTCAGACCACAAGCTGTTGAAGCTGTATGTGGATTGTGTGGACCAAAAGAAGATGAAACTCATGTACCAGGATGTTTAATCCTAGTATGGATGAAGGGAGACAGAGGATTCTGTGCATGTAACTTCCCTGCAGATGTAAATCTAGATGAAAACAGAAGATCTTATATCCATGATGTAAACTTCATTGGTGAAGATTGGACTTATGGTTACCAAGCTTGGTACCATACAAGAAAGTACGATACTCAGCAAGGTACTGGATATGATTGGATCATGGCAGCAATGCAAGGATATAGTCACTCTGGAGGAAGAGGTAATTTCAAGAGATATGGAGGTCACCTGATTGGTAAGTTCAAGAACAGAACATTAGAAGGTCAGGAGCTTTACAAAGCATTGACAAACCTTAAATGTGATGTTGATTACTGCGAGACGTCAATCGTTATGCAGAGAGCTGAGTTAAATCATAGAGCTGCAAATGGAGTGACTACGAACAATAAGATAGCAATCCAGTTATTGAATCCAATCGGAGACAAAGACACTGCTATTGAAGTTCAAGAAATGTGGGAAGAAATCCACAAGAGAAACAGTGCTTGTAGATGCTTTGGGAAAGGATGTTATGAAGATTGCGATGGTGAAGAGATTGACTATACAGCAGTACCTACATGCGATGATAAGTTAGCGGCAGGTGAATTAGAGCCTGAAGCTGATCCAAAAGCAAAGAAGAAGAAGAAGTAAAAGTGAAAAGCGACCTAGTTTGATTACTAGGTCGCAATTCAAAAATTCAAATAAGAGATAAGAATGAACAAATTAGATCCAAGAAATATGAAGGCAGGAGGTATTTATATCTCTGGTAACCTAATGAGTAAGTTTGGAGCACTTAAAGCAAACGATCTTATTGGAGCCATGGAAGAGATGGAGCATGCGCCTCATTGTGCTTGTATTGGTTTGTCTTGTTGTCCAATTCCTCATATTTATATGAGGAATAAAGATTGCACTGTAAAACTCAATGCTTGGGTTAATGCAGCAGGAGATGGTTTTGAATTTGGAGATGATGAAGCGATGCAGGATTTTTGCGATACTCAACTAGCAGGAGGTAAAGAGAAAAAAGCTGAGGAAGTTACTGAAAAGAAATAATGAAAGATACATCTATACAGTTAGCTGATTCAAATGAGCTTTTGTGTGGATTATGCATAAAAAAGTTTAAGCTTGAATTTTGTTATGTAAGTAAAGACTACATACAAATATTTGATAAGTCGATATTTTATGGAGAGCCAGGTACTCCGGTTACTGGACAGTATGAAATTTTTGTAGGTTACGAGACTACGAACCCAACAAAATCTATTTTTATAAATGCAGGAGGCTGTACAATGATCGATCTCAGATCAGTTGATTTTAATTGCCTTCGAGATGGAGCTTATTGTGTTCGGACCATATCATGCGGAAGACCAATTAGTATCGAGGTTCCATATTTCCCGACGTTAGAATGCACTGTTGATAATTTACTATTGAAAGATCCTGAAAATGATGATTTTCAATCAATGGCAGATGATATCGATATGGCTAAAAAAGCTGTAAAATATCAGATGTTTGATCAAGCAATAATACTTTATCAAAGTATTGAAAAAAGAGTTAAAAAATGTAATGGCAAAATGTGTCAAATGTATTGATCAGAAAAAGTTAACTCTTGATGATTTATGTAATCTTCAAGAGTCTCTTTGTCAATACATCATTTGCCAAGCAGACCTAAGAGCTCGCTATATCAAAGGATATACCGACAATAAAGTTGACATACCTGAATTGAAATTGGCCAAAAGATATTTGACTCTCATCGAGAAGATGATAAAGCAAGTGTCTTTAACTGGTGAGTTGGATCAATGTTATTGCAATATTGATTATTCGAAGTTACAATCTTCGGTAATTGAATTAACATTGAACTCAGATACCGGATTAGAGTCTCAGGAAGTAGATACATCTGCAATACAGCAATGGATCTATGATAACCCGAGATGTTTACCAATTGATAAGTGGGAGCAGTATTGCTATGAAATACCGTTAGTCCTTGATTTGAAAATCGAAGAACTTACATCAGAAGAAATTAAATTCTTGTATCATGTTAAAAGCATGAAATTAGAAGAAGATGAATTCTTGTTTGATGTTAAATCAGAAGTTTCTAAGGAAGAAAAGTTAACTTTTCGTGTAAATGAACAGACAAAAGTAAAAAGTTCCGTTTCATATAAAGTGAAGAGTGATGGAACACATCGAGATTATAGTTTTAAAGTGAAAGACGAAACATTGAATTCGTTGAGTTTTAAAGCCAAAGTGAGAGAAGAGAAGATCGGACTATTAAAAAAAATGACAAGAACAAATGGATAAGCGTCGTTTCAAAATATCATTAGACAAGCTAGCGTCATACATTGATTCTAGCTGTAGCAATATTGTTGTCAAGTGGGATACTCCTGAATGTGGAGATATCAATTGCTTTAAAAATGAAGCCAAAACTCATTTAATTGTTGAAGTCCCAGATTATTGTAATGACACCTGTTTTTATGGTGTCGTTAGTTGTGAGCACCCATGCGAAGGTGTAAAATCTAAACAAATAAAAGTTTGTCCATGTACTACTGATACTGATTGTAAAGCTTGTGAAGAGTGTGATCAAAAGTTAGGGTATTGTGTTGATGTTTGTCCAGAAGAACTTTTCTGTTCAGACAATGGATGTGTTGAGTGTGACGACTTAAACCCTTGCCCAGATGGTAAGGTATGTAATAACGGTTCTTGTGATTGCCCAGCTGATAGGCCTTATGATGTAGATGGTGTTTGTATGCCATGTACGCCTGACACATGCCCACCAGGGTATATGTGTACGTCTGAAGGATGTGTGATTATAGAATGTTCTGATGGCTTTGTAGTTCACCCAGATACCAATGAATGTGTTGAGTGTGTAACTGATTTCCACTGTACAGGAGGAAAGATTTGTACAGACAACGGTTGTGTTTGTCCAGATGGATTCTTTGATTATGGAGATGGAATCTGTGTCCCAATTGGGTGTACTAGCGATGATGAATGTGGAAAATGTGAAACTTGCGATACTGTTAATGGGCAATGTCTTCCTAAAGCTTGTCCAGATGGGTATTTCTGTCATCCAGTAACAGGAGAATGTGTAGAAGAGTGTGATTGCTCTAATCCAACTTGTGGCACCAATTCAGCATGTATTCCTGCCGGTAACGGAAAATGTTACTGCAGTCCATGTAGTGGATCTTGTTTAGATGGAGATTGCGGAGAGGGATGTTATTGTGATCAAGAAAACCAATGTCAAGTAAATACATGTACTGGATCATGTGAAAATGGTACAGACTGTGGAGATGGTTGCGGATGTAATCAAGATACAAAACAATGTGAGCCTTGTGATAGCGCTACATGTACTGAATGTGGAACACTTTTAGGGTGTGAATGCGTCGGTAATACTTGTGGTGACTGTGCAGATGGAGAATACGTAACAAGCGTTTCAGACTGTCCACCAGGATATGGATTATATATGGGGCAGTGTGTATGCTGTAGTAATTTCCCATGTGATCAGTGTGCAGGAGTAATTGGTTGTGAATGTGCAGATGGTGTTAATTGTGGTGGTGGAGATAATTCATGTGCTGATAAATTTGAAGGAGTAGTATTAGACTGTCCAGATGAAGAGTATTCATGTGCATTAGAAGCATCTTTAGAGCTTAAAGAACAATGTCCATGTCCAGTAATTACAGCAAGTAGTGTATTTGACAATATAGTTTTCAATCAGTCAGAATATACTTCGGACATCAAAGTAGAGCTTTGGAAAGGATTTGGAGATGCATTAACTTATCAATCATTAGATAGGTTAGATGATACATCTAGTCCTAATATTGCAGATAATGAAATGCTTGATGATGGAGCAATTAAATTATGTGTAGATGTTTATTATGACATCTTCGATGCTAATAATAATTATTTGGATTCTAAGATGCAGAGATCATATGAGTCTCCGATTGTATCGATGGCTGATATTGCAGAATATACATTCCAAGGAGTACCAGTTAATAGTGTTGGTTCAGTTTATCAATCTGGAATAGTTACTCGAGTTCAGGTATTAATTAAGAAAGTTGATAAGTGGAGATTCCCGAATACTTGTGAGTATGATGAGGTAAGAACACTTATCACATATGGATTTAGAAATAACACTATGCTAGATGCTAATCTAGGAAGTGGTACTGATAAGATCCCAATGGCAGCCAATGTAACAACAGATGATACTAGATATCCATTGTTTACTTGGTATAGGTCTATTGATAATGTATATGATCAAACAGAAATAATTTATCAATCTTATATTGGACCAGTAGATGCAGATGGAAAGTATGTGTCTAGACTTTATGGACCAAACAATTGGCCTGCGAATCAGGCGCATCCTTTAAGTGATGCGAATCATGAAGGGCTATTAATTCCTAATCGATTCTATTATGTTCAAAATGATTGTGGATGTGAATCAGAAAAAGCATTTGACTTCGGTAAAGTCATTTTCTGTAATCCATGTGAGGTTAATGGAGAGTTACAGCAATGTGGTAGAACATTGAAAATAAATACTCCATTTGAGCCGTGTAGTGTTAATCAAGATCTGACTCAGTTTACTGATATTACTGGAAGTAACTATCCGGTGGCAATAGATGCTCAAACTAAGTGGACTCTATGGATTAATGGAGCAGAGATAACAACATTCGTTCATAATGGAACATTAGATACAATGGTTGTCGATGGTACTACTAACTCTATGTTTAGCGAGTATACGGCATTAAATCCAAATGAAATAATTACTGAAGCTTATCTCGAGCAGAATCATGGAGAAGATGGTCAGTGTAGAATACAGTTTGAATTAGAAAGCATAGATTTAGGTGAAGTAGAGAGCACTACTGATTGTAGTGCAGGTGGAGCAAATAAATATCAATTGACAGTACCTCAAAATCAGCAAGACGGTCAGATTGTAAATGTAAGTCCTTCAGGTCTTGGATCACTTCAATCTGGAAACTGGATTATTGACTTAAATAAAGGTGAAACTACAACACTTATATTCACTTATGATACTGGATGTACTATAGAGCAATCTTTCTATGAAGAATGCTGTAGTGATGTTAGTGTTAGTGTAACTTCAAGTGGAGGATGTGGATCTAATGTTCAATTTTCAGCAACAGCTTCTGGAGGAACACCTTCTTATGATATAGTTTGGTTTGAAAATGGAACAGAAGTAGCTACTGGAAATAATTATTCGCCTGGTGATTCAAGTCAACACACAGTAGAAGCTCAAGTAACTGATGCAACAGGGTGTACAGCAAAACAAACACATACAAATCAGGCTACAGATCAACCAGATGTTGAATTCCAAGTTACTGATTTAGATTGTAATAACTCTAATGGAGCTATTACTGTAACAATTATAGGATATGATCAGTCTGTAGTAACTACATTGAGTTATACTTCATCTACTGTTTCAGGAGGTCAAGGGCCAAGTGGAGTGTTAACAAATTGGACTAGTGGTGGAGTTAATACAAACATTGGCAATATCAATGAAAAGTCAACTTATACATTCCAGACATTAGTAGTAGGTGATTGTACTTATCAAATAAATGAAACAGTTACAGTAAATCCTTCATCTACCGGATCTTTCGGATTGAGTTTAAATGATGGACCTACTTATTGTACAGGAGATACAGTTAATTATGAGATCACTGGTCCTGCGGGAGCATCGTTCATAGTAAGCACTCCAGGAGGTTCAGGAAATACATCAGGAACAATTCCAATTAGTGGAACGTCTGGAGGTAATTCTTTCTCAGGAAGCTTTATAGCTTCTACTGGAGGAAATATAACTGTAAGTGAGAATGGAAGTAATTCAGATTGCCCAATAAATAGCGACACAGAAGTTATTACTGTAGAGAGTGGAATTCAAATAACAGTAACGGCAGAGTGTATTGGAGGAATCCAAACACTTACATTTAGTGATTCTGTAGCAAGTGTTCAAGTCACAGCAGGAAGTGGAACACCTTCTGGAAGCGGAACATCTTGGCAGATAGTTGGTGGTCAAGCAACTGAGATAGCATTTACTCCATTAGTTTTATCTAATTGTAATGGAAACAATACAGTAGATTTAATGGCATGTGGATGTGCAGCATTTGATATTGATTTAAGTTATACAATAAATGGAGGAACATCTACAGTTTATGATGCAAGTACGCCAATACCTGCGGCTGATGGAGATACAGTAGTTGTTACTGTAACTAATCCATTAAATTGTACAGATTATACTTGGGATAACTTTACTGGTGGTGGAGGTGGATTGTCAAATTCATTTACTTATACCTTTAATCCAATAGATGATAATAGAAGTGTGATTGTAACGTGTAATGTAAATGGATCTCCATGTACGACTACACTACCTATATTATTTACTGATATTACTGATAGTTGTACACCGCCAAGTAATAGTGATGTAGTCTTAAATGTTGGAGAGTTTAATACTTATGCAGCAGGGCTGAACATAAATACAAGTGATATTCCTGGTTTCTGTGATAGTGTAGGTAATGATGGATTTGGAACAGCAGGATTCATATTGAATGTAGCAGGAGGTGGATCAGAGGCTTATCTGACTCTTGGAACTCAAGGAATGAATGTTCCTGCAGCAGTAGCAAATGGAGTGTTCTTTGAAGCTACATGGGATGCAGGAAGTGGATTGCCTACTACATTTAGTGTATCAATTTGTTCTACATTATACCAATGGCCAATTGTATGGAACTGTCCACAGCAGATTAATCTAGAGTTTGCTTCTTCAAGTCCTGTATCTTGTCAAAGTCAAAATAGTAGTAATGGATCAATAACTGTATCAACACCAACAGGAGGCGATGGAGCACCATATACATATAATTGGGTATTCCCAGATTTAACTCCTGTTCAAACAAATGGACCAACTATAACAGGTCTTAATCAGTCTGGAACTTATACAGTTTATGCGGAGGATGCTAGTGGAAATATAAGTCAAACAGTTACTATTAATTTATCTGATCTGAATAATTGCAATTGCGTAGAAGTAGACCTTGGAGTTGATGGAACATTTGATAATTGCGCAACAACAGTAGCCAACACTGGAAGTGCCTGTAGCCTTGGAAATAACGGAACACCTTGTTTAGATACTTGTGATAATTGGTCTAATGTTGGAGGTACTGCTGATATATTAGGTCCTGAAAACAATGTACATGGCCCTGCAAATGTAAATGAGCTTGCTCCAGGATTTGTACATAATTCTAATTTTGCAGGAGCTTTAGCAACGGAATTTGGAACTAGAGAAGGGTTTAGTACAGAAATAACTGTAATAGCAGGAAAGTGTTATCAAGTATGTTTTGATATGGGAAGTCTTTCTGCAATAACTAATGGAGGTTTAATAAGAACATCTAGCGGAGGATGGGAGGTTTCTTTAAATGGAAACACACTTCAAACATCGCCTGTAACATTTGATGGTGTAGGTTCTCAATCATTCAGTAATGCTTGTCTTAATTTTACTGCCGCAGTTTCAGGTACTGTAGATTTAATATTTACTGCATACACTGTGGCAAATATTGATTCAAGTGGTTCTTATATGGGTATTGACAATATCGTTGTTACTCAAAAAGATAATTGTACAGATAATTGTTAAAACATGAATTATACAGAAGATATAATAAACGTAATAGGACCTGATTACAGACCTAATCAGGATACACCGAGTCCCTTTATATTCAACTTCACATGGAGTACTACCATTGATGTTAATCACGAAGAAGATCCTATCGGTTTTGAGGATGAGTATTACAGAGCATTTATTGATAAGATAAATGAGAAGAGAGATAAGTTTAAAACTGGAAGAATAATACAGAGACAGGTATTCTTTAATAGAACAGCGCATGTTTATGAAGGATATCACTATCAGTTAGTAGCGACGAAAAACCAAGACGGTTCGACCGCAATAACATTTTTTGCAGCAATAGAGGTTCCATTTGGTGACCTCCCAAAATAAGGTTAGAATATGTGTAGACCATGTGGATATAGTTATGTGACAAATAGTAAGCCAGTATGCGACAATTGCATATGGGCTCCAAGTTTGATGTGGAACTGCGATGATGGGCCAAACCCTGGACAACCATGGGATTTGTTTAACATCTTAACAGAGTCAGGATATGAATTGCCTGAAGGCAATTGGGAGTTTAAACTTATTAGTTTTGATCACCAAGGATTTTCAAGTGTTAGCATCGATGCAGCATCTGGAGATGTTGATGTCGTAATGACAAATACTTACATTAAGAGAAAGTATTATAAGATCAACTATAAAATAGTAGAGATTGATGGGACTAGATCAAGTAGTGGATGTATTGAAATATGTACTAAGAATCAGTGTTTAGATTGCGAAGGAGAGTGTGATCCACTTACAGCAGATTGTCTTGTCGGCCACGATGTTTATATCGATGCTGAATGCAACTATACAAATACAGTTGATGTCTCATCATGGGATTATGACAATTGGGTTATAAATAGCTCGAATGGTTGTGTAGCCAATGTTTTACTTTCAGCGAATGTATTGACTTTTGATACAGTAGGATGTCAACCAGGTGCTAATTCATTTGAGTTATCACTGTACAGAGGCTGTTTAGTTAAGAATGTAACTATTAATTTCGAGATAAAAGATAAGTGTATTCATGTTCCGCAGGGTTATGTATGTGACTCATGTAGTGGAGCAATGATTAAAACAGAAGGGGGAGATTATGATGCTCCAGGATCTCACCCAGTATACACAGAAGTAATTGGATGTGATGATGCAGAAGTTTATACTGTATTGACTGCTGATGAAACATTAGTGTCGAATGTAGTAGTTACATCAAGTGGAATCACATACGATATCGTTTGTAGTGATCAGCTTCCAACTACTACAAAAGTAGTATATGAAGTTTCAGCTTGTGGAGCTTCGACTACTGGATTCTACAATCTGAATTTAGACTTATGTGCTAATTCTAATTGTGGTCCAAATGAAGTATGTAATCCATGTACTGGTTTATGTGAAGAAGTTTGTCCAGTAGTTACAGTAGGAGTAAAGCCTGTTATTTCAAGTGGTGTATTAAATGACACATTTCAGGGAGTAACAAATACGGCAGATTGTCCTACAAAGATGCCGCCAGTAGTAATAACGCCACCAAATCCAATTTCACCAGTAACAATAGGTGTAAGCGAAGAGGTATGTAATACAGAAGGAGGACTTAATCCATGTGACAATGTAGTACTTCCAGATGATTGCCCATGTTGGGAGTGTAAAGTAGAGAATGGTAAGCCAGTTCTCTATAAGGCAGAAGAAGTATGGGATGATAGTATTCTTGATGAAGTTTGTGAAGGAGATCTGTTTACGATATTTGGAACATGTGGAACACCGAAACAAGGGTTTGGCCGAAGAGCTGAAGTATGGGACGAGTCTTGTCTTGATGACATTTGCTGTGAAGATACGGTAACACTTATTGGAACTTGTAATACTTCTAAAGTATACAAAGGAAGGAAAACAGAAGTTTGGGATACGGGTGACTTATCTAAAGTCTGTGGAGCTAAAGAGTACACAAGTAATTGTGGAAACATAAAGATATTCAATGGAACAATGGTCGAAGTTTGGGATACGAGTAATATTGATTTAACTAAGCTTTGTGATAATGATACAGTTTGTGTTTTTGGAAGTTGTGGTACTCCAAAAGAGTTTAGGGGAGAAAAACCATGCTTTACCGCTGAAATTTAATCGAGTTTGACGACTATTGCGATTAAAAACGTTAGATAATAATAGGACAAATAAATAGATACAATGGCAAATTTAGTAAGTAACGGAAATAAATGGTGCAGAAAAGTACCAATTCAGTTAGATCAGATAGCAGGAGCTACATCTACTGTTTTCAATAACTTCTCTGTAGATATTCCAAATCTTAATGGACTTGAAATATCAAGTAACAGTCTTACAGATGCTTCAGGAAATGTTATTAATGGAACCATCAATGGCGAATCAATAGAGTTTGGAGATTTGCCATATGGCTGCTACGAATTGAGTTACTGCTTAACGGTAGTTGATGCTACAGTTATTGAGTGTCCAATAGTTAGAGCCGTTGTAGTGAATTACGACAACTGTCCAGATGGCGAGAATAAGAGTGCAGGAACATTCTATCAAGACTGTAATGATTGCTCATCTGCAGCAGATTGTTTGGCGGCTCAGTTTACTGACGGATCGCCAGTACCTGGTTCAGGTACTCTTAATGATCCATGGGTCTTCCCATTACCAAGCGGACCTATTGTAATTGAGGGAGGTAATAATGTAGACGTAGTATATGATAATGATACATTAACATGGACAGTAAACGGTTGCTGTACAACATTTAACGCTGCTACAGGAGAGTTAACAAAT